GCTTGCCCAGTCCTTGTCAAAGCCGTGGATAAACTGCCGCATGCCGCTATTGATTGCCTTGTCAACGATGCCCGGGAATGCCTCAAACAAGTAGGTCAGGGAGTTTATTACAGCCACCTTGCTCTTGTTCTTTGTGTGCCTGCTGATCGCCCTGACAAACTTCTTGCCGCCCTTAGTCATGCTGCCAGCCGGTCTGCGCCCGAACTTGCCAGCGGCGATACGCATGGTGGTGCGGGCAAGTCCGAGCTTGGCGATTTTGCGGCGTTTGTCTGCGCGGCTGTTGGTCGGCAAAAATGTTCTGGGTTTGTCTTGGTGTAAGACCTCAATCAAAAACTTTGCGCCCCTGCCCTTGGGGTTCTTCACGACCTTGCGCTTGCTTCTCATGCTCTTAGGCTTCATGGCGGCACCGGCAGAACGGCAGATAAAGTACATGGCTTTATTAGCCTGCTTCTGCACGTGCCAATCGGTTTTTCTGTCTGCTGCCCTCATGGCGTCTTGCAGTAACCGTGCGCTCTGCTCGTTTATTTGGATATCAACCATCAGTATCTCTCGCCGTACTCAATCCACATGGTCGCTTTCGCCTGGTCGGGGCGCGTGTTGTAAACCAGCCACGAATCCCATGTGTTGGTTTCCGTGTTCTTGATTTCGATGGTGTCGCCTGTCTTTGGCCATGGTTTGCCGAGTTCCGACACCAGAACGCGGATAGTGCCTTCTACGGGGCGCGTGTTGCCAGCAAGGTCGAACTGATCCAACTCCTGCACGGTCCCGCCTACGCCGCTATACACCTTTGAGTCGTGGCGCATTTGGACTGTTGCGCCAGAAAGCGCCGTGCGACCGGCTCTGAATGCCGACTCTATCATTATGCGTGTCAGACCCATAATACCGCTCTGTTAGAGCCTGGCCCCGCCCCCAGCGCATTACCGGGGGCAGGGTCCGTTGTTAATGCCCCATAGGGCTAACCCCTTAGCGGGGTGTCACAATCACTCCACCGATGTAGTGCTGCACGCTGTTGGTGCCGTCCATGGTGATGTTCAGCCGAATGTATTTACGCAAGGTCTGCGTGTCTACGTTCTCGGCTTCAACCGTAGCTGTCGTGGTCTGGTCCCCGAAGGTGGGGGCAGTCACGTTAGCCCATGCGCTTGTCCCGGTCGTGCTGTGCTGCACGGTGACAACCTGCTGCGTCGATGCGAATGCGCCGATGTCGCCTGAGTCAAAGATAATGATTTTGCCATTACCTTTGAGGGCGGACACGTCAACCGCTGCCGTCGTGGTCGTGCCGTTCGTGGCAGACGTTTGCACGGCGATGGTCGTGTAGGTGTCGCCCGATACATCAAGACCCGCAAAGGCGGGGATGATGCACGCGGCCAGCAGCGCAACGATTGCCAGTGATGCAATATACCGTTTCATGGTCTTATCCTCCATCAATGCCCAGCGGCGGGGTTGCCACCGCCGGGCGTTGCGGTTTGCTTGCTTACGCAGTGACGGCGGTGTTGTAGGCGAGTGCTTCGCCCAAACGCACCATCACATCCACGTCCTGAAGCCCGACCAGACGGAGGCCGCCCGATGCGCTCAGTGTTGCGGTGTCCGCGTTCAGGTCAACGCCGTTACCCCAGACGCCGACATTCACGGTTGACCAGTTGCCGAAGAACAGGCTATTCGCGCCCACGTCCTCACTCACGAGGTAATCGTAGCCGAGGCAGGTCTTGCTCTTCCAGTCCAGAACGCGCTCGGCGTTGGAGTTGGAGTCGATGAACGTAGCAGCCAGTTTCGCCCAGACTTCGCCGGTCATAACCCACTTCATGCCGTCCGCTTCCGCGTTGTCGGTCATGATGTCGCCAATGAACGCCAGCAACTCAGCGTAGGTCGGGGTGCCTTCCGTGACGCTGGGGTTGTTGATGTTCGAGGCTGCCGTGATCGCGCTCGGCTGTCCGTCAGCGCCCGTACCCTGGAATACGGCAATCTGGATCGTGCGGGCTACGCGGGCGATGATCTCGTCGCGTACCATTGCCTCGGCATCCGGCGTGCTCTGGTTGAGCAGCCGGCGAGAGATGTCGACCAGTGCGCCGCAAGTGTGCGGTGCGCCAGTGACCTGCCCCAGCGTGGGCTGACTCTCGGTGATGTCGTTGCCTTCCGTGACCCAGTAGCCAGTCGCGCCGGCGGTCATTTTCGGAATGGCCACATCGCCAACCAGACCGGACAGGAAGCGAACGCCCAGCGGGGCAAGCACGCTCTTGGTCTGCAACAGGTCGATGAACTCGCCCGCCAGGAGGTTTGTCGCGATAGACGAGCTGGACGTGCCAGACTTCGTGAAGTCACGAGTACCGAGGGCAGCGTGCGGCACGATAATGCCGGTTGCAGCCTTACCGCGCAGCTTGGCGCATTCATCGCTGATCTCGCGCTCAAAGCCGATGTCGACCTTGCCGCCAGCGATGGAGCGCAGAACATTCATCACGCTGTACTTGCGCATGGCCTTGGCTTCCGTTTCCTTGTCGCCGCCGATTGGGGCAACCTCGCCGCGTTCCTTTGTCGGGGCTTCGGGCTTGCGCTCTTTCAGTTCCGCAACCTCGGCGCGGGATGCCTTCAGGTCTTCGGCTTGCTTGTCCACGATCAGTGCGTCAAGCGCGGCGCGGGCGTTTTCGCCCTGTGCGAGCTCTGCCACCTTCGCGGCGTCGATTCCGTACTCAGCGGCACGGGCAAACAGTTCTGCCATTTCTTTCGGATCCATGGTTCTTACCTTCTCTTTCTTGGGTTTGGCGGGCGTCTTTGCCGCCGGTTGTTTTGCGGACCTGCCGACACCCACATTGGGGTCAGCGGGTACGGGTTCAAAGCTCGCTTCGTAGGGTGTCCATGACATTGCCCGTACCACCGGAACGCCGTCTCTGGTATCCTCTAAGCGATAGCTGTCAGAATCCACTTGGTAGCCAACCGAGATGTTTCTGCGTAGCCCTTTCGCGGCATCTGCCGCAATCTCTTGTGCCCGCGTCCCTGTGCAAAACTGCACCGGACCGCCCAATTTTCGATTAGTCGTATCAACCGCCATGAGTCCAATCTGGTCGCCATGGTGCCTATCCAGAATCACAAGACCATCGGCGGCGCGTTCAAGGTTGATGCTGTCTGGCGAGTGGTCAAGGATCTCCCATGCCCGCTGCCACTGCTCGTTGAAATACACGTGTGACAATACGGGTTCCTCGCTCGATACGCTCATACGCACGCTTGCGGGTTCGTCGCCTTCTGCGGCGCGTACCTCAACGGTAGCCGCCCTGATTAACAGGTCGGGGGCGCTGCGTTCTTCGTTCTTCTTATTCCGCGTTTTGCGTTTCGTCGCCATTGTTCGACTCCTTTTCTGGTTCGGTCGCGTCCAGCACAGTTCCTTTCGCCAGTGCCGTCTCCCGCCTGATTTCATCAATATTGTCTGCGTAGTCGTATCCCAGATCACCGGCAACTTGTGTGTTGGTTTTCCACCCACGGTCAACTGCCGTCTCCGCTGCCTTCATGTCCCTTGCGGGGTCAACCCACATCCAACGCCGGCCACGGTATTCATGCTGCGCAAACTTGTCGTATTTGGTCATCGGAAGGTTGCCGCTGATAGCGAAGGTCAGGAACGATTTCAGCCACATCAGGAATTGCGGCTGTTTGCACTGGCTGATCATGTCGTTCTGCAGGGTGATCCAGATGTCGCGCTCGCTAATGGTGCCGACACGGACACTTGAGAACGACACGCCCGCCCAGTCGTTAGCCCAGTTGCTATACTCAACCCCAAGACCGCCGCCAACATCTTTGAGCATGCCGCGCTTGAATGGGTCGTGTTCCCGGTTCGGGTGTGCTGGCGTGTTGACTTCAGCCTTCCACCCCATCGGCAGAATCTCTGATTGTCCCGCCTCTTTCTCTGCGGTCATTGCCCGCACAACGTCGGCATTCTCCGCGCTCGCAAGGTCTGCCGCCGCGCCCTCGGTTCCGGGTGGCGCGTAGTAGGTCCGGACGCTGCACGCCTCATCCCGTGCGGCAGTAAGTTCGGCCTCGTCCAACTCGTCGAGCATCTTGAGTTTAACGAGGCTGGCGTGCGTGTGGGGGATGCCTCGTGGCTGGTCTTCGTCCTCCTGCGTGAATCCGTGTATGATGTCGCCTACAGGAATCCTAAGCAGCGGACCGCCGGCGCGGCTGTATGTGGTCGCCGCTTGTGCCGTGGTGTGGAAGTAGTAAGCCACCGGTCGACGGGTGCCTGCGGTCATCTCTACGCCGCATTGCACCGTATTGCCGTTGTCCAGTTCCTTGACGTTGTACTCGTGGTCGAGCCAGTCGGGGCGCAGTACGCGCCACGCGATGCCATAAGGGTTCGGGGCGTTGCGGATAACGTGGATCAGGTACTCGCCATCGCGCCGCCATGTCTTGACGTTCATGCGGTCGATCTCGGCATCAGCCTTGCGTCCGGTCGCGTCACACCAGGTCAACCCCGTTTCTGGATCGCGGTAGTTGCAGAATCGGTGCCAGTGGTATTCGATGAAAGCGGCGGCAGATTCGTCAAGGCGGTAGTTCTGATCACCGGGGTTGCCATCGTGCGGCATGGACTTGAGCGCAAACCCCTGCCCCACCACGTTGACCGCCGACAATTCAAGCCAGCGTTTGAGGTGCGGGTTATCCTTCGCCATCTGCCGTGATCGCCCGCGTATCGGCGCAAGGTGTGAGGATATTTCGGCAGGGGTAAAACCGCCGTCATATCGCCAGCCAGCCAGAAGCCTTGACACGTCAGCAGCCGCAAACCCTCGAGTCTGGATTGTGCGACCCTGTCTTTTCTTGCGGCGGCGGAAGGGGTTTCTCACGTGAACCTCGTGCGGATGATGCGGATAGGACGGTTGCCCAGTTCTTCGGCGATGAGTGATTTCAGGTAGTTGCGCAGCTTGATTAGATCGTTCATGCTGCGATAACTGACGTTCATGCCGTCAATCGAGAATGAGCCGTGCGGGTTGGCGGCATAGTCTGCGATGGCTGCATCGCATGCGGTCAGAGCGGCGGTATAGCTGGACGTTGCCAGCGGTGACGCAATGACGGCAATCTCCCCGCCCTCGACCGCGTAGACCTTGCCGCTCTCGGTGTGCGTCACGTAGGCAGCAAAGCGAACGACGCCCGCTTTCCATGTCAAGGTTTCGGCGGCGGTGACGGTCAACCCCCACCCCGTATCGGTTGCGTTGGCTTCCGCGTCAACGGTGGCGGGAGTCGTACCGGCGAATTGATAGGCGAGTGTGTAGCCGCCTGCGGGGGTGTATCCCGAGAACGTGATGTCAGACATGCCCTGTACGGTATTGTCTGCGCTGATCCAGATGGTTTCGCCCGCTACTACCTGCGCCGGGAGGTTGCCTGCGTTTTGCATGGCAACATTCAAGGCACATATTGCCGTCGCTGTCTATAGGTAGGCGGGCGCTTGTTGCGATTGCTGCAAATTATGTGATGGATTCTTGATATTCCGCCACCCCTTCGGCATGCGTGCAGTACATTTCCGCCTCCCGTGCGGTCATCTGGCGCGGCGTCACAAGGCGCTCTGCACACTTCACGCAATCGCGGTATTCCACGATCTGTTTGTGTACGGGGTCTTTGTAGCTGCCGCTGCACTTGCGCGTGTTGTGCCCACACTCTGGGCAGATAGTCGGCATGTTCGCGGGGATACATCGGCGCGGTTTGCGTTTCGGTTTCGGTGGTTCTGCTCGTGTCGTGTTGACCGCTACGGGGCGGGTGTTGACTCTCGGTGTTCTGGTCTTGCGTTTGGCTGCCATCTTATCTCCTTTTTGGTTTGCCCGTAAAATATACCGCCTTGGGTGCGGGTGCCTGCTCGCCGCCTGTGCCAGTCCCGCAGAACGCAGCCGCCGCGTACCCCTGCGCCATGGCGTCAAGTAAGTCGTTCTTGCCCGGCGTCCGGTTGTAAACCCATATCACCTTACCCGCTGCTTCTGTTTTGCCTGCTAGCTTCTCGTTGCAGAATTGCGCCGCGAATACGTCATGGTTACCAGCGGGCAGACTGCATGAACCTGGAGCGCCGATGTCGCCAAGCATGGCCCGCTGTGTGATTTCCTTCCAATAGTCCGATTGCCACGGCACCCACGTAATGCGCCTGCCGTCTTTGTGGTCTGCCCTGATATGGCACATCTCGCGCCGTAGCTGGTTCTTGACGTAGGTCTTGCCGTACTCTCGGTATCCCTTCCAACCTGTACCCCTGAAGCCGTGGGTGATGATCCCGCATTGTGCCTGCCCGTCAAGCGCGTATCGCATCACGCCGTCGAAGTTTTTGCCGCCGGCATCGACCGCCCACAGTTGCGGCATGCACGGGGTTGCCGCAATCTCTTTTCCGTGGGCTGCTAGGTTGGCGTATATCTGCCGGTCAAACTCTGGTTTCGGTAGGCCGTCGCTGATCTTGCAGGGGCGTAACCCGTACCACAGCACGGCGCATGTCTGGTCAACACCAAACCCCAAGACCACGGTTGATACAGCGTACGACGGGTTGATGTCTGAGCTTGCCACCACGGTTGTAACCCATTCGGGCTTTTCAAGCGGTTTGCGGTCGGTGGTTCGTGCCTTGACGTGTTCGGTTGTGATGATGTACGGCCCAGAATGACTGATGGGGTCTACCGGTGTTTGCTGGCGTTCTGCCATGAAAGCGTCATTGCTCATGGTGTAGTATTCCCGCATGACGGCATGAGCCGCGTTAATCGGGCGGGATACTTTGCGCCGCTTGTCTTTGGCTTCGTCTTTGAGTTTGTGCATGTACGCCTTGGGGGAGTTGAGCACCAAGCCCTTGCACATTGCCGCCCTGTTCTTGCGGAAGTACGCAGCCTCGCCGTCCTTTGCCAGCCACAACTCACCCCAATGATCCCACATTGCGCGGGCCTCGCTTT